CTTCATGCTTTAGAACTTACTTATATGGATGGAAAAATTGAAACTTTAAGAAACGAAATTAAACTTTTAAAACATGGATAATCAAGTATGGTGCATGGCCCGATATTGTCATGCTGTTAATTGGTGGCAAAAGAATGGTAGCTTTAACAAAGAACTTTATGAACGTTTCTTAGCCATCCGATATGCCGACTGAACCCTTTAGCAGTAAATCAATGATGTATATCGAATTAGACATAGACCAACTTAATCGACTGCAAATGTTTAACGATCGTTTAAAATTACATATTGATAACCTACCAAGAAATTCAACTGGCAAACGTGCTAGGTACTTTGAACAAGTAAAAGTTATGGAATTATTTATTCAACAAAACATTAAAAAATTTATATGAAAAAAGAAATACAGGAATCATACGATAAGATTTTCAAACTAGAAAGTTTGATATTAGAACAAGCAGCTCAGGGACAAATAACATGCGGACTTGAAATGCAAATGAGAATCGAAACAAGTAATTATTTACGTTTAACCAACTCAATTTTAAGATATGATGTACGACTTAGACCCTGAAGACTATACTAGCGGAAGCTACAATCAATGCTGGCTAACCGAACACTGGTATCCAAACGAGTTATTAGTATTAGATATTAATTACCCTGAGCATCGTTACATATTTAAAGATGAAGCTATTCGATATGTTGAGCTTATTGCTAAAGAGAATGATTTTACCGATGAGGAAAAACTAAACTACTTGTTAGACATTTTAGAACAAAAAATATAAACCAATAAACCCAAATAAATCATGAGCAAAATCATCGCAGCATCAATTGATCTAACAAAGTTAGACAAAACAAGAATCAAACCAGGTAAAAATGGAGCCGAATACTACGATATTAGTATTATCCTAAACGACCAACCTAACCAGTATGGACAAGATGCATCCATAACTACAGGACAAACAAAAGAAGAAAGGGCTGCTAAAGTTAAGGCAAGCTACATCGGTAACGGAAAAACCGTATACGATTCAAACAATTCACCATTTTAAAAACCCAAAAAGAAATCATGAGCAACCCCGAAAACAATTTAGTAAAAATTCAAAACGAATTAAAAGTACCAAAGACAAATGTAAACGCATTTGGCAAATACAAGTATAGAAGTGCCGAAGATATCTTAGAAGCGGTTAAACCTATTCTTTTACGTTATAACGCTACTTTAACCCTTAGTGATGAAATTGTAGCAATAGGAACTAAAGTGTTCTTAAAAGCAACTGCAAAGATAAATGACACTATTTGTTATGGTTATGCAGAAACAAGCGAACACAAAGGAATGAGTGCAGAACAAGCTACCGGAACTGCTTCAAGTTATGCTCGTAAATATGCACTTAATGGTTTATTCTTAATTGATGAAACAGAAAGTGATGCAGATAGCCAAAAACAACCTGAGCAAAAGAATGAAAGTAAACCAATGCTAACACCCGAAACTTTAAAGAAAATGATTACTGCTATTCAAGAAGGTAAGTCCGATAAAGTAAAGGAAGCAATGGAGAACTATACAATTAGCGGTCCACAGTCTAATGTACTTAAACTTGCATTAATAAATGTTTAACGATTTAAAATTCAGAGCTTCAGCTATTGGTCAAATCATGACTAATGGCCGAGCCAAAAACGAGATGGGTGAGACCTGTAAATCGTATTTAAAGAATTTGTTTATTGAAAAAACTTATGGCATCAGAAAGGAATTTACTAATAAATATGTAGAGAAAGGACTTGAAGTTGAGGACATTGCAATTAGTACTTATTCAGTTTTTAAAGGAGGATTCTATACAAAGAACGAACAATGGTATACCAATGACTTTTTAAGTGGAACTCCCGACATCGTATCGGACAATGTAATTGACATAAAGAGTAGCTGGGACATTTATACATTCCCACATTTTGAAACCGAAATCCCAAATAAAGGATACTTTTATCAACTACAAGCTTACATGGAATTAACAGGATTAGAAGATGCATGTTTAGCTTATGTATTAATTGATACCCCTACCCAATTAGTAGAAGATGAAAAAAGAAGGTTAAGTTGGAAGATGGGAATGATTGATAGTGAAAATCCTGAATACTTATTAGCTGTAGAAGAAATTGAACGCAATCACAGTTATAATCATATTCCGATAAGCAAACGTATCAAAGAATTTCACATTAAAAAGGATAACCAGGTAATCGAATCAATGTACTCCAGGATAAAAGAATGTAGAACTTATCTTAATAATTTAATATGATATATAGAGATCATTTTCAAAATTATAAATCTTATGCAATTCCAAAAGCTCAATTAATCATTGCTGATATTCCTTATAATTTAGGTAATAATGCTTATGCTTCAAATCCTGCTTGGTATAAAGATGGGGATAATTCAAATGGCGAAAGTAATTTAGCTGGTAAAAGTTTTTTTGATACCGATGAAGATTTTAGGCCCGCAGAATTTATGCACTTTTGTTCTACATTATTAAAAGCTGAAACTAAAACAAAAAAAGTTGAAGGTGAAGCAAGGCAAAAAGGCGATGCCCCTTGTATGATTATTTTTTGTGCTTTTGACCAGCAAATGTATTTAATTGAACTTGCTAAAAGATATGGTTTAAATCATTATATCAATTTGATTTTTAGAAAAAACTTCTCAGCTCAGGTATTAAAAGCAAATATGAAAGTAGTCGGTAATTGTGAATATGGATTAATTTTATATCGTGATAAATTACCGAAATTTAGAAATAATGGTAAAATGATTTTTAATTGTATTGATTGGCCAAGATATAATATAAGCGAAAAAATACACCCAACTCAGAAGCCAGTTGAATTACTTAAAAGATTAATTGAAATATTTACCGATGAAGGAGATGTTGTTATTGATCCATGTGCTGGAAGTGGTTCTACTTTAATAGCTGCTGAAAGGTTAAATAGAAAAGGTTTTGGCTTTGAAATAAAAAAAGAATTTCATACTAAAGCTAATCAATGGTTAATGGAAGAAAAACAAATCAAAAAAGATGTTAAAGAGTTTGGGTTTGAAAAAACTAAAATGGAAAAAACAAATTTAACTTTATGGACTAATAATGATTAATTTATGAAAATTAAACTCAAACAATGTAAGCAATGTGGTGAGATGTTTAAACCATTCAATACCTTGCAAGTTGTTTGCTCGGCTATCTGCTCAATGGAATTTAACTCAGAAAAGGAAGTGAATAAGAGAGTTAAGCAAATGAAAGTAGATAGCCAAAGTTTAATCCAGTTGCGAAATTTAGCAAGAGTAAGTTTTCAGATATATATTCGACAAAGAGACAAAGACCTACCATGCATTAGCTGTAATAAGTCCGATGCTAAGTGGGATGCTGGGCATTATTTAAAAGCTGAAATTTATACTAAACTAATATTTAACGAAGATAATGTACACAAACAATGTTCTTATTGTAACCTACAATTAGCTGGTAATCTTATCGAATATCGCAAAGGTTTAGTAAAGAAAATAGGAATAAATAAAGTTCAGGAACTTGAAGATATGGCTGATTCGTCAAGAAGCTATAAATTTACCAAAGATGAATTAATTACTTTAGCAAAAAATTATAAACTAAAAATAAAAAAATAATGAGAAATGAATTTGTAACTAAATTAATTAAATCGTATTTGATTAAGTTCCCGAAACTACCATCTATGACATTGGCACGTTTAATCTATAAAGATAACGACAAACAATTTAAAGATATTGAAGAAGTAAGGAGTTCGATAAGATATTACAGGGGCAAAAAAGGCGAAAAACAAAAATCACAATTAGCAAGTAGGGAGTTCTTAGATCAAAATATTGAATTTGTAATGCCTGAATCTTATGCTGAAACTTTTGAGCCATACGAAATTAATCAGTCAAGAACCTTAATCATATCGGACTTACATATACCTTACCAGGATAACGACTCAATTCAGAAAGCTATTAATTATGGTAAGGAAAAAAAAGTAAATTGTATTTTAATCAATGGAGATGTTTTAGACTTTGCTGGTATATCGAGACATGAGAAAGACTGGAGACAAAGAAGTGTGCATGAGGAATTTGAAGCTACACGTATATTTTTAAATTCGTTACGTGAACATTTTCCGAAAGCTAAAATAGTTTTTAAATACGGCAACCATGATGAAAGATTTGAAAAATACTTATTCTTAAAAGCTCCTGAGATTTTTGATTGTAGTGATTTTCAACTTGAAGTTTTATTGAAACTTGGCGAATTAAAGATTGAAGTAGTAAAAGAAAAAAGACCTATTCGTATTGGTAAACTAACTGTATTACATGGACATGAATTGTTTGGTGGAAGTGGTGGAGTTAATCCAGCTCGAGGTACGTTTTTAAAAACTTTAGAGAATGTGGTTGTTGGACATTATCATAAAACAAGTTCTAATACTGAAGCTTCAATGTATGGGGATGTTTTTAGCGTTCATTCAGTTGGTTGTTTGTGTGGTAAAACTCCTTACTATATGCCAATAAACAAATGGAATACAGGATTTGCCTACTGCGAATTAGATATTAAAACAGGTAATTATACTTTTTACAATTTAAAAATTATTAACGGAAAAATATATTAAAACCTAATTTTAACACAACATTAAAACCTAATTTAAACACTAACTTATGACAGGATTAAGACACGCACTCAAAGAATACTTTATGGTTCATCAGATAGCTGGTAGCAACCCGATATTAGCATTCGATAACTTAAAACAACAGTAT